AGCGAATTATCGCTTGTGAGGGATCCCCCCCTACTCTTTCGAGTAGGGGTATTCTCGTGTCAAACCCATCTCCACCGCCTCTGAAATCATAGGAGGTCTGGCAAAACATATAATATTACTAGGACTTGTCATCCTAGCGGTATTGTATTGTAGAGGACACTAAAGAGTTGAATCAATTACTTTTCTACCCGAGGGTAGGAATTGTATTTAATTCTTAGACATGGTAGCATACTTTCTTAAAGGCATTTGGTTAATCACCAAATGTGTTTAAGTCTGTGAGAGGCTGGGCCTGCTCGTTCATTGTGAGATGACTCTTACATTGAAACTGTTAGATTTCTTAATAATCGTACATCTCGTAGTACCACCTCCCGGGCAAAACTATGTCTGTAAGTACAGGCATAGTCACCCAATGGGATTCAGGTCGTGCAAGGGGTCGTATTGAGGAAGTCTAGTAGACCAAAAGTGGTCCTTTCGACTATGAGTTTTAGCACAGCTAATTTTAATATCTTACACATGTCTAAATCAATTAAACAACAATTTAATGGAGCCGTAACTATAAAGGACCGAGAGGTTTCTTTATGGTTGCGGGCTCTATTATTTGTGTGTTCAGTAGATAAAGATTTGCGTGAAGATTATTACCAATTGATGAACCGAATTAAGTCACTTCAAAAGCAAAGCGGAAACGCTTGGCTGGTGAAGTATCTTAAAGAGGCGAATCGCTTAGTAATGGTTTGGGTTTCCCAGGATATTGAGTACCGAAAAGGTACGATATTATCTATAGGAATCCCCGTTAAAATTAAAGGTGGCCTTCCCTGTATCATACCCACCAGGCTCCGTCGTAAGATGGAGTCTGGATGTATGAAAACGGTGAAGGTTTGCTTGACTGTGCTTAATCTGTACAGGATTTGGCAGTGTCCACCCGTTCTGAAATTAGAAACGATAACTGATCCTTTTAAAGGGATTAGTGAAACGTTACCTATTACAGAACTTAAAGTGGTATGTAAAGAACTACCTCTCTCTGGGAAACCAGAGGAAGGTGAGTTGCTAAACTTAACAACTGCCGGACCTAACTACAAAATCTCATCTTTAGGAGCACCATTTGATGCCTTTCACTTCGCTATGAAATCTGAACTACTAGCGGCTTATGAAGCCTATGCTAGGAGTACAGGTAATATAGCTCTTCTTCATAATTTGGAAGAAGAATGTGCTAGGGTACAAACTTATGTGCGTTCCGAATGGATGAGGTGGGTATCGCCCAAACCTTTAATGCTCGGTAAGCTTGCGAAGAAATTCGAAGCTGCCGGGAAAGTAAGGATTTTCGCGATTACAGATATTTGAACTCAATCTCTCTTTAAACCTCTTCATGACTGAATTAACGCAGGATTGCTCCTGGTTAAACAGGATGGTACTTTCAATCAACTCGCGCCATTGAAGTTCTTAACTGGCTCTTTTAGAGTCAGTTATGACTTATCAGCTGCTACAGACCGTCTTCCTTTAGCTCTTCAAGTTCAAGTACTAGGGTTAGTACTTGGCCAAGAAGCGGCTATTGCTTGATCAACTCTTCTTAAAGATAGAGATTGATTCTTGCAGGAAGATGGAAAGTGAGTACCTTATCGGTACGCAGTTGGTCAACCTATGGGTGCTTACTCGTCGTTTCCGATGCTTGCTCTAACACATCATGTGATAGTTCAAGTCGCGGCTCGTCGAGCAGGCTGAACCAAATGGTTTGACAACTACGCTCTCTTAGGTGATGACATTGTCATTGCCGATCCTAATGTCGCTCCACATTATCTGTTGATAATGAGAGACATACTAGGAGTGGAGATCAATTTGTCAAAGTCTCTATGATCTACAATCGGTGCTATGGAATTTGCTAAAAGGTTATACCTAGGTGATATCGACGTTAGTCCGATATCTCCAAAAGTATTACTTTTGGCAGTCCGTAATATCTTTTATTTACCAGATCTCATACGAGATATGGTGGACAAAGGATTTGAGATTGACACAAGTTCCCTTCTAGCTTTAGCACGAAAACCTCACACCTTCAAAGGGTGTGGTAAGATTAACGTGTATAAAGCTGTCTGAAGTTGTTTTATCCCTTTCGGAATTCTTAACGTAAGTCCAATACGGTTTCCCGACATTGGATCAATTCGTTATGATTTATTATACAAAATCCGAGATTTTATCTTAGATTATGGTCATAAGTCATTGAATTCTGCTATGGAGCGTTCAAATCAGGCGAAGGATCGCTGATATGATGCTCGAGAGCAAGAAAGGGGGGGGTTACCAGGCGAGGTTATTATCGAGCTTCCATCTACAAAAGTTATAGACTCCAAGATTCTTGGTGTCCCATTAGCTAATGTATTTGACTCACGATTCAATCCACATATAAATTTATATAGAGGAATGAACAATGAGGATGAGCTTTGGTTTTACATCTTGCCGTGACTCCAGGAGAACATTGAGAAAATGTCTGAACCGGAGTTTACTGTACTAGATATTATGGGTCCTAAGGACCAGAATAAATCCCATGGCCAGATGGCATGGAACTTCTGGTCTATGGTCCATAAAACAGATACAAGTTTACCTAAGATTAAACGTCATTTCAGACGCAAATCTAAGTCTACTGACAAGCGTAAAACGCAACACAAATAAGAGGCGCCCGTCCTTCAACAGGGCGTTACCTTAAAAGGTGCGATAACATCAAGCCGGGGTAGGTAACTATAGAG